GAATAGGTATTAAATAAGAACGGATTATTCATTCTCCCTGCTCCTTCCGGAATCGCTTAGGTACGGGACTTTTTTGGTCTCGGTTTGCTGTCCATTCACCCTCCTTTTTCGCCTTTTTCTCGGGCTCGGAATCGGGAGGGAGTTGGGGTGCATAGACCCACCAAATGCCCTGCGTCGAGTGATCGATTCGGATTCTTGACTGACGGTTCCCGTCCTCGTCAACCATCCCAGAGCGACCGGCTCGCTTGCAGAGAGTCAGGCTGAACGCGGCCTTGTTTCCGTCCTTCCGATCTGGCTCACGTTGGAGTACGGCCACCTCGCGGGACCAGTTGGTGAGTTCGCTCGAACCCGCTCCGAGATAGGCCACCTCGCTCGCGGATTGGGCCTTCTCGGCCTTTGGCTTGGCCGTGTGGTGGATGAGCACCACGACGCATCCGGTCTCCTCGAGGATTGGTTGGAGCGTGTTGCGGAGGAAGACCGACATCCCCTTTTGGTCGTTCACGTCGCCCCCGAAGAACGCCATGAGCGGGTCGATGATGACGACCTCCAGCCGATGCTCCTTGATGAGTTGCCTGAGGATCCCTAGGAAGACATGGCCCGTCTTCGTGTTTTCTCGAAACAGTTTCAGATTTTCGTTTAGGAGTTGGCCGGCCCCGACGGTTCCGCGGCCAGCGGTCAGCAACCACTGCACCGAGCCAAACATGGCCTCGAGCACATCACCCCAGTCGTTCTCGGCTTGAATGATGCCGACCCGCATCGGTTTGCCTTCCGGGTGAGCGATCCCGAAGAACGGGGCGCCGGTGGCCATCGCGGTCGCGAACTGCAAAGAGAACGAGGATTTGCCCACACCAGACGAGGAGACGATGGTGAGTGAACCACCTTTGCAGAGCCATCGCTCACCGAGAATGCACGTCGGATCCGGCATGATCGGGATCTCCTTGAGCGTCTCCCACGTCATGACCTGTGGCAGATCGCGGCGTCTCAGCCAAACCTCGAACTCCTCCCACGTCTCCGGTCCCTCGCGGAGTGAAACCAGCCTTTGCCACTGGTCGCCCCGCTTGCAGCCCGGGAGCCTCGAGAACCTGCCAGGATTCTTGTTCGCGGGACATGGTCCAGCGTCCTCGAGGTACTGGTAAACGAGATCACGACGAGCCTCCCACGTTGCCTTGTCGGGTGCGTCAACGCGGACCCATCCATGGAACGACCTTCCCCCACTCGAGATGATGGCTGTGAGCGGTAGGTTCGACGCCTTGAGCGTGGCCAACTGGTCGGCCTCTGGCAGGTCGTCGAACTCGATGAGGACGTGGCGGTACGCGGAGACGTTGGAGTCCGCCCCCGTCGTGCTCTCTGATCGGTAGGGGTTAATCCTGATCCATCGCCCCGAGGCCGAGGCGCAAGTGAATGCGTTGTCGCCCTGCTCGATCTGGTCGATGAACCACTCGAGCGGCTTGAATGTGCCGTGCGATCCGGGACGATGCTTGCCGTCCTCGTCCTCGAGTGCCTGAGTGCAAACGCACACCAGTTCCCCCGGAAGGAACGCAGCGCGAAGGAAGCGGATCGTGGAAGCCGACGAGTCATCACCTGACAGGTCAACGGGTGCCGCATTGCGGTTGACGATGAACCTCCCCGTCGGACTGACAGTCTGGTGCGTGTCCAACTTCGACCCTCGCGGGTTGTTGTGTGGCTTCGTCGCGGCTTGTCGGACCTTGTGCTCGAGTTCTTTTCGACTCCACGGTGGCGAGCACCGCTGGTTCCACTGTTCGAGGATCTGGAGACTCTCGGCCTCGCTCAACGCGAAGTCGTGAGCCAGTACTCTGGCAAGGTCGTAGGTGGCCGAGTGGCCTCCCTGCCCGGAGATGGCCCCGGGTACCTTGGCCGCGTAGGATGCGGCGCGTTCATACGGTGTCAGCATGGTTGTTTTTTGACCTGCTCCGAGGTCAGTTCTTCAATCGTTTGATCTCCTCGAGTGCTGCGTCGTACATGGTTTGCAACGCCTTGTGTTTGCCCCTCTCCACGAGGGTCATCGGGTTGGCAGCATCATAAGCCTCCTTCAGCTTGTCGTGCAGTTGGGCGTTGTGCTGTTGTAAATCCTGACAGGTCCTAGTGAGGCGATTAAAGGCATCCATCAGGCCCCAGTAGTCCTTGTTTGCTGCCTCGAGGCGTTTAACGACGCTCGCCAACTCGGCCACCAGATCCTCGATGAGTTCCGATGCGGCCCCGTTTTCTAGCAGTTCAGTGTTCATTGCTCGTCTTCCTCCAGTTCGGCAAACTCCTCGGCATGGTAGGTTTTGAGACTCTCAATCTGCTCGGCTGAGAGGTAGAGCGAGACGCTGCCCCAGAGTTCCGCAAAAGCCTCGCGGAGGTTGGCCACCTGTTGCTCAAGTCGCTCGATTTGATCGCGCATTTTCATTCGTTTTCTCCGATGATTGGTGGTTTCGGCATCGCGGCCCAATGGGTCACGACGCTCGGCGATTTGATGCCTGACCATGCAAAGGCCATGCGATGTGACGGCGTGCAGAATGTCCGCTTGCCGTCTCGAACTAGGACGATCACCGGGATGTCACGCTTGGGCATTTCGACGTTAGCGTCGATCCAGAACAGCATGGATTTCGGATCTGCGTAGAGTGTGGATTTCATTTTCGTTTTGAGGATCCCACCGCCACGAGGCCAACGAACACGGTGACAAGAATGACGGCCATGATGCCAGCCCCGAGGCGGTGAAGGTTGTTCATTTCAGTAGGGTTTTGAGGTGCGCCGAGAGTTGATGAAACTCCGTGGGGTCAACCCACTGTTTCCTCGCGCTCAACAAGATACGCATCAGCTTTTCGACCGTCTCCGTGATCTCGGGGTTGCCGATAAACTGTTCGATGGCCGTCGCTTGATTGGTGCGCCATGTTGCCCACTGTTCGAGTTTCCCAATCCGGTTAACCAAGTCCCAATAGGCGACGTCATAAGATACGTCCCTCACTGGTTTGTCGTTCACGATGCGGAACACGTTGTTCATCATGTCGGCGAACACCGGCCGCAGTTCCCTAAGTTCTTGTGTCATTGGATTTCGTTTATTGCTGCGAGTTGCTTGGTCATTGCTTCGAGTTCGCGGCGGAGAAACCGGACCTCGAACGCGAGCGCGTCGGGATGCTTCCCTTGATCGCGGAGTTCGTCGGTCAGTTCGTCCCGCACGATTTCTCGGAGTTGGCTCCGGTACTCCGAGGACAAGAGCACTGCTCTTACCTCGGTCTTGATTGCTTCGACGGTGCTCATGGCTTGCCTGATTAGGTTGTCGAGTTGCTGCGGTTGCATGGCTTAAAACGGCACCTCATCCGGTCCCTCGGCCTCCTCCTCGGCTTTTTTGATCTGCTCAAGTGCCTTCGCTGGCAGTTGCGTTTTGCCCTTCCTCGGGTCCATTGGCCTGAGCCTCGTGGCCGTCCCCTGCGATCCGTCCTTTTTCTGGTACGTCTCAAGGTAGATGGCAAATGTCACCCACAGCCCATCGAACTTTTTCACAAACTCGATAAAGTTTGAGTTTTTCGAGAAGTCCGCGCTCTGGCCGTTGGGGATGTTGATCTTGCTCCCGTCGGGGTCAGCCGCGGCGAGCAGGACATTCAGTTTCCACCAGAGACTCTCAGCGTTGATAATGTCATCGGTGGCCTTTGCTCCAGACTCCGTGACGAACTCGAGGCGGATCTTCATCTCGCCTTTCGGCGTACACTCAATCTCGTTCGGAAACTTGATGGTGCCTGAGTAGATGCCCGGAGTCTTAATCCACGAACTCTCCGGTGCTGCGTTTCGGTCGATTTTGAACATGGTGGTTTACAGTTTGGAGATGAGGTCAGCGGTGCGAGTGCGGATGTCCTTTTGGACTTTAGCGTTGAGGAGCGTGAGCAAGTCCGTTTTGAAAAACGCGAGTGCGGACGTGTAATGCTCCCCGAGCATGTCCCTAAACTCTTGCTCTGGATCTTCAGCCGGTGGCAACGCCTCCGGTGTTACGACCTGCGCCTGAGCGGGTTTTTCGACTCGCTCGATGATGCCGAAGTCGCTGACTTCCTCGGGAGTGTAAATCCCGCTCACGACCTCCGGTGCGAGCAACCGCACTGCCTCTGAGATGAGACGAGCGGTCAGCATTTGGCGAGGGTGCCGCTTGTAGTTCTCTTTCAACTCGCCTCCCTTGCCCAGGGCGACCCCGTTGGCCACCAGCTCCTGCATCGTGACCTCCATTTCGAGGTCGTTCTCACCGTAGACCCACCGAGCCTTGACCCGCTCGGCGGTTCGCGTCCCCCAGATCACCTTGCCTCCTGCGGCCTTGTACCGGCCAAGCATGGCATCGGCCTTCATGGACAGTTTCCCGTCCAACAAGTGATAGGTCTGGGTCACCTCAAACGGGGTCAGGCCCGAGGTCAGGCATTGGAGCGCGAGGATGGCCCCTTGCGCGGGTTTGGTGCACCCGAACATCCCGCTCGAGGCAAAGGCCTCACCTAGTTGCATTGCGGCCCCGACGGGGTCGTTCACCCCTGCGAACAGGGCCAGTGGTTTATTTTCGTTGTTCATGTTTTCTACTGTCTGGTTTTGTTTTGTGCTGCCAACCCGGCAGCGAGGATCAGCACGGCATCCGCCGTTGCTAAAGTGATGTGGAGGCCCGGGAATCGTCTCTGTGCCTCCTCCTTAAGTCTGTTTTTCCACTTTCGTTGCTCCTCTCCTTGCCTTTTGGAGAGGCCGATGACCTTTTGCCATGCCTTCGGCTGGACGAGGATGAGGCTAAACCCGATGGCCATCGCCACCCCTTGTATAAACCCGACGTTGCGGTGTAGGACTGCGAGCGAGGAGTGCCCTGCGCCGAAGATCGCCTTGGCTGGCAACTCCATCCTGATTTCCCGATGGCCGACCGCGTAGAGGTTGCGAAGGCCCGTCAGGATGTCCCCGTCGGTCTCTGGCATCCGGCAACACTCCACGGTGCCGTGCTCCATGTCGTATGCCCACCCACCCGCGACTCCGGGATCGATGGCAATCATTTTGCCCTCCTTTGCCAGTAGGCACGCATGCACTCAACTCGGCTGATTCGAGAGCATGCCGTGCAATAGCGTTGCCCTCGCTTGGACGGCTTGTCCCCGTTGCACCGACGGCACCTCTTGCTAGGTGCTAGCATGAGATCCCCGTGGGGGGTCTCGATGCGTTTAGCGACGAGGAGCCGCTGCGCGATGGACAGAGCGGCATCCTTAGCCGAGATGAGGGTCGCGTGGTCCTCAGGCGAGACGAGACACCACTCTCGGCCCTCGTGTTGGATGGTTTGCGTGCTCATTTACCAGCCTCCTCTCTCGCGGCTTCAAGGACGTAGGTGATCCCGATGGCGGCCGACACGAGACCGAGCACGCCGACCGCGGCTGTCCATGCGTCCCACTCGAGGGTGCCGAGCAGGACAAAGTCGATGGTTGATAGAGCGAGGAGGACCTCCCATTGGATGGTTTTTGCCTTGGTTGTCATGGTGTTGAGTTGATTAGGAGAGGTGCGCCACAATCTCTTTAGGGGTCAGCTGTGGATTTTTGATCCCGTGCTCGTCGAGTCGGTCTTGAGCATCGCAGATCCACATGACCACGTTGTCCCGGATCCACTCGGCGATGCCGTGCGGGTCGATTTCTTCCTCCGCGCAATGAGCGGTATGAATGATGTCGTTTTTGTAGACAATCGCGATCTCATCCTCGGGGTTGATGTCCGATGCCTGAAAGGTGGCGCACCAACCCAGATCTCGATGGAGGGTGATGCCGGTCGTGTTGGTGTTAGCAGGGCCGTCCATCATGTCTGCAATCGCTTGGACGAGTTGAGCAAATCCTTTGGTGGTTGTCATGGTGTTGAGTTGGTTAGGGGTTGATGGGGTTGGATTAGGCCATCGCTTCGGTCTCGAAATACGCGAGGTCAAATACCTCCTGCGGAACGTCGCCGACGGTCACGTCGTTTCCGTCGTTGGACGAAAATGATGCTGCCCAGTTTTCACCTAGGACGATGATCCACCCGTCGCGGGTGACGTGGGTTTCAAATCCTGCGGCGGTGAGTTCGGCTGCGGCGGTTTGGATGGTGCGGGTGTTGGTTTGCATGGTGTGAGGTGGTGTGGGGTTGCGTTATGCAAACTTGACTCCGCCTTTTGTGAGGAGCATTGCCGCTGCGCCGTTTGCTGCCTCCTCGATCGTCATCCCCGGCTTTGGATTTTGATGCGACCACTTGCGGTTGATGCATTGGACAAGGTGCCCATCCACGATTGCGATTCCGATTTGACGGTCGCCGATGATTGCCTCGACGTGGAGGGTTGCTGGTTTTCCGAGGTTTGTTGGTTCGATGCTCATTTTGTTGTCTGGTTGGTTGTTTCGTCTCGGGGTCTCCGCCCCTCAACTTCCACCAGTAAACAACATTTCTCGTTTTCTGTCCACAGTTTTTTTCATCTTTTTTTATGCCCTGCAAACTCGTTGAGTTTGAGGCGGTTACCGATGCGGGAGGCCCCATCCTCCCGCACCGGAGCATACCAGACATCCCGGTCAAGCACCGGATGAACACGGAAAATCGTCCCACACAAAACCAAGCCCGTCAACCGTCGCTTAAATCATTGCTCCTCTAGGCTTTGCGAAAATAGGACAATCTCCGCGAGGGAAGCGATGATGCGTTCCTTTTGGTCTGCGGTAAGTTTCTCCACATCAACACGTTGAACCCATCGTCTGAACGATTGCGCTACCCTCTCGACCGTCGGCATCTCCTTGAGGATGGGCTGGTTAGACTGTTTGAAACGATACTTGGTTTTGTTCCATTGCGTCTCTGGAAGTGCCAGCCACGCTTGGATTTCCGTCTGCAGTTTGGAGAGGTTGGCTGACGTCATCCCGAGATCCGTCGCGGCCTCAGAAAGGTTGTGCCATCCAATCAATGGCTGGAGATCGGCAGCGAAACACAAGGCCACCGCTTTCGCCTTGGCATCCCCGGGACCGAGCATCCACGCGAGAATCCGGTGCAGGTGCGCGGCCGATGCGGCTGGGATGTCCTCTCGACGTGATTGGCCAACTCGGCTTGGTGCCAGTCGGCCATCCGTTGAGCGGTTGCAACCGAGATCCCGAATCGCTCGGCGAGTTGTTCGGCAGGGGTGTCGAGGTCCTCAGGTGTCCAGTCGGCGGGTTGCATTGCAACCCTGTACCACTCAAGCGGTCACAACGCACTCTCAAACAGGTCAGCTTCGGCGTCCCTGCGTTTTTGGAGACCCGTCGTGTTTGGCCAGAGTCGGCGCATCGAGCGGAGCAGCTGCGGGACGTCGTGCGTTCGACCGTCACGGAGAGCATTTTGGATCCCGAGCATCTCGGCTCGACGATCTCCAGAAAGCGCAGTGCCACGGTTGAAGACGAGCGAGAGCAGAGCATCTCGAGCAGGTGCTGGCAGAGTCTCCGCTTGTGGGTAAACCCTCAACATCTGTAGGTAAAAACGTGGGACGGTGATGCGCTCGAACACGTCGAGAGCCTTGTCCCAAGGCACTTCGATGTCGCGTACCATTGGCCTCGAGGAGAGCCACAAACGAGCACTCTCTCCACGGATCCCGATTGCACCCATGAGGAGTTCGAGGCTGGTGTTGGACAATGTGCCCCACGCCTCTCCCACTTGACTCTCGGTGTTGTAGCCGAGGTCAAATCCGACACCGATGGTGACGCCCGATTGCTCCCCCGGCCACGTTGGCCGAGATAGAAATTTCCGGTAATACGGTTCGCCACCGCCGACTTCGTAGTCGAGCAGGAGTTTGCGGCCTTTGTCTGAAAGGGTCATTTTAAGTCTCGGTAGAGTTGGACGATTTTCAGCACCGTATAGACCAGTGCTGCCAATGCTGCACCGATGCTGACCAGCTGGTGCACCTCAGTCAACCCGAGCATCAGCGCGGCGATGTTGACGCTTGGTACGACGAGCATGTCGTGCGGGTTTGAGTTTTCGAAGTTCATCGGTTTTCGTTTGTTGATGGCGGACAAAGGTTTGAAAGTGCCACACGGCGGCGAGCACGAAGGTGAGCCCGAGGCCGAAGTTAAGCACGATTTCCGAGACCGGCGGCGTTGAGAATGTGACGATGTTGAGCAGTGCCCCAACCGACACGAGCGAAAGCCCGAGCTTCATCATCTTTGCAATCTTCGGAGACTCGTAGATTTTTGACTCTGGTCGCCCGAAGACGAACAGGACAAACGCAATCCCACCCAACGCTATCAGCGCGTTAGCGACTCCGTTTGCGAGTGTGAGCAGGTTCGGGTTCATGGTGTTCTTCGGTGATGGAGTGTGGGATCAGTTTGCGGCTTGCGAACTCGACGGCTCGAAGACCAACAAACCCGAGGAGGAATGCGATTGCGTACTGCGTGCGTTCCCCCTCGACCTTGACCAGCTGCACCACGACCGGGGTGAGGTAGTTCGCGGCTGCGGCACCGGCCACGAGCGAGGAGATGGTGCTCCCGAGGTTGCGTGCGGCGTTTTTTCCAGTCGTGAGGACGGCCCCGAAAAGCCCGGCGCATAGAAAGGCGATGTCGATGCCGTACTCCTTGAGGTTCATTTCTTCTCCGGTGGCCTCCCGCCAATGTTTGCAGCTGACCCGTAATAAAACGAGACGACCATGCCCCAGGAGGTTGCCAGTGACCCGATGAGCATGGTGATTCCCGCGTTGTCCCAAAGGTCAAAGTGTCCGGTAAGCAGACCGGCAAGGACACCGAAGAATCCGGTCGTGATGACGAGAGCGAGCACGGCTGGCACGCGGCTGTTCAGTTTCGCTTGCATCGTCCTCGCGCTGTCTCGGTCCTGCGTGGCCAGTCTCTCGAGGTCGATGTCGAGTTCGCGCATCCGCACCTTCAGTTGAGCGTCGGCTTCGCGTAATGCCACGATCTGCGCGTCGGTGAGCGTGTTCCCGTCGAGAGCATCTTGCACCTTAGCACTCGTTGGCTCACTGATCCCAATAGCTTTGCCGACAGCCTCGACGGCCATGCCTGCGAGTGGGCCACCTAGGGCCCGTCCGATCGTTGGTAACAATGATTTCCAGTCCACACCCTACTGTCCGCCATCAACTGAGTGGCGAGTAATCCAACCCGTAGCCGACCGTGAAAGGCCGGTTGTGGTCCTCATACCAACCTGCACCGCTGAACACGTCCCGGAAGTCGGCAAACGCTCGCTCGAACTTTGGTCTCACCGCGTCGAGCGAGAAATTCGCCTGAGCAAACGCCACCATCTTCGCTCGGTCGATGCGGTAGCCGATGCGGATCGCTCGCAGGATGTCGCCCATCGTCGAGCACCGGAACCCGTTGACGCCATCCACTATGTACTCAGTCATGGCACCCATGTCGGAGCAAATCGGAACGCACCCAGAGAGCATCATCTCGACAGCGGTCCCGCCAAACGGCTCCCAGTAGGTCGAGAGAAGAAACCCGAACTGAGCCTTGGCCATCAACTCTTTGCGCTCCTCGATGCCAGCGTAGCCGATGAAGTCGACGTGCTCCGGCCACTCCTTTAATCCGATGCCCTCGGGCCCTCCTTGGCCAGCGACCTTGAGCCTAATCCCCATCCGCTTGCACGCATCGATTGCGATGTCCAATCCCTTGTTCGTGCCTAGGCGACCGATGAACAGCGCGTAATCCTCTCGCTTTTGCGTGGGGTCAAAGTTGCGCGTGTCGAAGTAGTTCGGCACGACCCTCCAGTACCACTTTGGATTGCAGTAGGAGACGCCCTCAGTCCCGACGAATGCCGAGCGGAGCGGATACGACTCGTAACAGCGAAAAGGAGCGAACGCATGGCCACTGCCGATGCCCGGCTCGACGATGATGAGATCCTTTTCAGCGTTGGCGATGTGAGTCGCTTCCTGCGTCCCACCCCAGAAAGCCAGCACGATGTCGCCTTTCTTCTTCCGTCGCTTGATTGCCTCTCCTGCGATGAGGTTAAACGCCCGATGTGCAAGGTCTTGTGACGAGTGCTTGAACTGGTTTCTCCTCCAGTCGTAATCGCCGTAGGTCTCTTGCAGGATGTCACGAGAGGTGACGTTGACGTGCTCGTGAGCGGATGTGATGGAGTCTGGGTGTCCGTAGTGGATCGTGCGGTACTCGCTCGAGTCCTTGAACATCTCCAAGAACTTCAAGACTTTCTGGGTGAATGCACAAGCGGAGTAATCAGGATGCGTCACCGTGTGAGGAACCCCTAGGCAGTGGAGAGTTGTCATGCTCTCCAGCCTAGGGGTTGAGTCTTTAGGCAGGCCAGTCCGCGTTTACTGAGAGGCGCGCACCTTGAGCGTTCCGCTCGCTAGGTCGATGGTCGATGCGGTGTCATTGCGGAGTTGCACGGTCACCGTGTTGGCCGCGGAGACAAACGCGTTGATGGTTAAACCAGTGTTGCTCGACAAAGTCGCCTGAGCAAAGTGGCTGGTTAACGCACCAGTGCACGTGACGGTGGTGGTGGTCGACGCACCAGCTGCAAGCGACGGCGCGTCGTACGTTGCTGAGCCCGTAAAAAACCCGCCGACCTGAGTGCTTCCGTCGGAAAACTTGATCCCCGTCGAGTCCAGGGTGAGCGCCACTGTTGCATCGGGTGTTGTGCCAATACCAACCCGCCCACTTGCGGAGATTGCAAACCGTGTCGAGTCTGGGACCGTGTCGTCATTGACCACGAGACTGTTTCCAGATCCCAGATTTGTGATGGTCACACAGTCTGTGGTCGCTGCCGTCGTGTTGAGGATCTCAATGGTTGGTCCTGTTGAGAGTTGCTCAGCTTTAAGTGCTGCATAAGCAGTGGATGCGATGGCGTAGAGCTTGGGTGCTGTTGCTGGGGCAAAATTTGCACCTTGGCCAATTCTGACGTTGCCATGTTGACCATCGATGGACATCGCCTCAAGCACCCCTCCTGTTGGATTGAGCGGCACCTCAAATGCAAGCCGCGACTGTCCAAAGGTGTCGGACTTGAGTTTAACCGCGCTGACCCACTCGTGGTTGTAGGTGCTGATTTGCAGTCCAAAATTTTGGTTGCTGCTGTAGTCTCCAGCAGCGATGTCCACTTTTGCGGTGGGCGCTAAAGTTCCGATTCCGACGTTGCCCAAAGTCGTGATGATAAACGGAGTGGCATCCGGATTCGGCGAATCCTCAATGAGCAGAGTGGCACCGAGCCCTTGGTTGGTGATCCGGACTGCAGCCGCGGTTGAAGAGGTGTTGTTGATGTCGACCGTGAGTCCTGAGCCTGTCCCCGTCGCGGATTGGGTCGCGGTCAACGATGCGACCGAGCCAGTCGTCAACACCGAAAGCGATCCGGAAACCGTTCCTCCCGTCAGAGCCAGCGCCTGCACGGCTGCCGCGTTGAGGCCGGTGATTTGAGCGGTGGTGATGGCAATCGGGACGCTCGAGGCTGCGGTGGTCAAACCCTTTTCGTTGACCGTCACCTGCGCCACCGATGCGGCGCCTCCGTACTGCCCGCTCGTGAGCCCGGACAAAGTCTTGAGCGTTGCCGCTTGTGATCCTCCGCCAGTGCTCGTTGTCACGTCTCCTGTGAGTTGCGTGATGGCTCCTAAAGCGGTTGCGCTTAATCCTGTTACCTGAGCAGTTGTAATCGCGATGGCAACATTGGTGGCAAGTGTGGTGAGCCCCTTTGCGTTGACCGTAATCTGCGGCACGCTCGACGCGGTGCCGTACTGACCACTTGTCAGACCCGCCAATGTCGCGAGAGTGGCTGCCTGAGATCCGCCACCCGTGCTGGTTGTCACGTCTCCGGTCAACTGCGTAATGGCAGCCGGTGCAGTGGCAGTCCATCCAGTGTTGCCGGAGCCGGTTTGTTTTACGTAGAGCGTCGTGTTGGCCGCTCCATTAGTGCGGAGGAAAAGTGAACCAACAGGCGCGGTCACGGCTCCCTCCGGGGTGTTCGCCCCGGCGGTGATCGTCGGTCCGCTCGAGCTTGTTAGCTTGAGCCCGCTGTTGAGTTGTTGCTGCGCGGTGAACTGGTTGGCCACCGACAAAGCGGCTGCTGTGTACTGCGTCGAGTTCTGCCCGTACCAAGTAAGGATATTGGACGACGAAAGCCACGCCTCGCCCCCGTTCGGTGCGCTCGGCGTTGCGGTCTGCCCTAGGTTCAGCCGGCTCGGCGAATAAGTGAATTGCGTGACCAGCGAATTGATTTTGGTCTCGTAAGTCGCGTACGGTGCGTTGCTGTAGTTGTTATTTTGTTGGTACAGCACAGAGCCCGCATCACCCGTCACGACGTAGTTTGACGCACCAGAAACCACCGTGAACGTCGAGTTGAACACTCCAGCAACTGAGCCCGCGGCGATGGAGATGCCGTTGCCCGTCGTCGCGAGATTTTGAAACGCGGACCATCCCATCGTGAGCAGCGCCGTGGCGGACGTGATGCTGATGGCGTTGGCGCCGTTGGTGATGTAGTTCGACCATTTGCACTCGACGTAAGGTGTGAGCGCTCCGTTGGTTCCGCGCATCAAGATCGCGCCAGTCCCGAACTCGCCCGAGCATCTCTCGAGGTAGAGACTTCCGCCGTTGACGTCCCAGTGAGTGCCACCTGCACCGGCGGTTGAGTTGGCCACGCTTCGCACGTTTGCAGCGCGGACTGACACGTTGGCGTTGATCTGCACGCCAACCACCGCCGTCGAACTGTTGGAGTTGCCAACCATGCAATCCTGCATGTGGACCAAGAACTTGGTCGACCCGTTGGCCGTCAGCGTGAGAACGGGGTTGGTGGTGTTGGTGTCGAAGCGTAAACCATTGAGCTCGAGGATGGAATCGCCAGCGGTCGCGGACCCTTGGCAAGTGTGGTAGCCGTTGATCCTCACGACGGACCCTTGCCCGTTGTTGCCTCCGGTGGACGCGAGCGAGACGCAAGGTTTGAGCGTCAAGTTCTCGGCGTACACGCCCGGCGGGATGAGGATCTGGGTCTGGTTGAGTCCGGTCGCACCTGTCACAAGATCGATGCAACCTTGGATGGTTGCAGCGTCCACTCCGACGACCTTTGTTTTGGCAAACGTCACCCCGCTTGAGGTCGGCTTGTTTGTCAAGTCATTGTAAGAGCCTGAGATGGCCACTGTTGCAAGGCCACTAATCTGTGCCGTCGAGTGGGTGTGGTTTGCGGCTGCGTAATCTGACGCAGCGGTCGTTGCAGCGGTCCCGAGTTCGAGGGTTGAGCGTGCGGCGGATGCGGATGCCGCGGTGATGAGTTCCTTTCCCGTCGTGCCCGCGTCCTTGAGTAAGCTATTCGAAACTTTCGTCATACGGTGTAAAATGGCACCAACTTCCCGTTTCCTGCATCGAAATAACCCGCTGGCACCACGGTGTTTGATGGGGTCTCCTCAGAGACGGTCCAGTTGGGTCCTGTTGCGCCTGTTGCGCCTTGCTCCCCGGTGATCCCCGTGGATCCCGTGGCGCCCTTTTCGCCGTCGGGTCCAGTTGCACCGACTGCACCGACCGCACCGTCGATGCCGTCAATGCCAGCTGGTCCTGTTGCGCCGGTCGCTCCGGGATCACCAACTGGTCCGGTGGCACCTCGTGGCCCCTCTGGCCCCTGTTCGCCGGTGTCCCCGGGAAACCCGGGTGGCCCCTCGGGACCTTGCATCCCGCTCGGTCCCGGCATGCCCGGATTTCCCTCGGGACCCTGCATCCCGCTCGGTCCTGCGGGACCGGGAAAACCCTGATCCCCTTTAGGTCCAACGTCGCCAGTGGCACCAGTGGCACCGCGGCCACCACGCATGTTGAGCGATGAATTCCACTCGTTGGACGCTTTGACAAAAACCGACACCGTCTGCACGTCGTCGTAGTTGTCAGACTCAGGCATCTCCTGAAAATAGACGTCACCATCTTTGCCAAGCGATGGAGAGGGTGCGTCGGTTCCCCCATAAAAAATGGTGCCTGCGATACCAGTTGCACCGGTGGAGCCGACACCTGTTGCGCCGTCATTGCCAGCTGCTCCATTTGCTCCACGGCTCGCGATCAAGTCCCAGAATGCGGACATCGTGCTTGGGATGTCGCCGGTGTTGCCGCCGTTTGCATCGGTGCGATACCAAAGGTTTCCCTCGTAGGTCGCCAAATCTCCAACAGCATAGCTGACTCCGAGGTCAAAAGCGGCGGTGTAGTTCCAAAGTGCCGATGCACCTGTTGCGCCTGTTGCACCTGTTGCGCCGAGTGGCCCTGTAGCGCCTGCATCTCCCGCTGGCCCCGAAGGTCCTTGCTCTCCGCTTGGACCTGCGACACCTGTTGCTCCGACCTGCCCGTCAACACCCGTGGGTCCAACGTCCCCGCTAGGCCCTGTTGCGCCAGTTGGCCCAGCCTCGCCGACGTTGCCCTGCGGCCCTTGCTCGCCGACGGCCCCCGATGGGCCAGTGGCACCTGTTGCACCTCCAGGTGATCCCGGTTCGCCTTGCGGTCCAGTCGGCCCCGGTGCTCCCACTTCGCCTTGCGGTCCAGATGGTCCCGTTGCGCCCGATGCGCCAACGTGTCCAGTCGCACCTTGTGGTCCAGCGATGCCGGTGGCCCCATCTGCTCCACTAGGTCCCGTTGCGCCGATTTCGCCAGCAACTCCAGTTGCACCGACCGGCCCTTGCGATCCGACACCAGTCGCGCCAATCGGACCCTGCGGCCCAGCAACTCCGCCGGACGCCACGAGGATGTTGATCTTCTCCCCGCTCGGAGGTGCGCTCGTAAACGTCACAACGCCAGCTGCGACCGTGTAGTCATCGCCAGCGGTTTGGAAGACACCACCGATGGCCACGACGAAATGGTCGTCCGTCGAGTCGGTGGACGTCGTGGTGAAGACCGTCTGCGCTCCGTTTCCAGTGAACGTAAACTGTTGCAGTGCAAACGATGGCGCCGACGCCCCCGCTTGAAACGTCACCCATCCATTCCCCGCTGCGTTCGGGAACGAGAGCGTTTGGTCTGCTGTGTTAACGATCAGGACGCCCGACGGAATGCCCTCGATTGGAGGGGTTCCCGACGTGGCCTTTCGGAGTTGGCGGATGAAGTTCGGCATCCCCCGAGATTAGAGGTCTCCGCAGTCGATGGAAATCCCTGCTGAGGCAGGAATCGAGTTTGTTGCACTCGTCACCCTTCCGTAAGCGTCGACCGTGAAGAGCACCTGATTTGACGCGGCGGTGACACCCGAGGTGGCCAAGTCGACACCGCTCGATGAGACGGCGATCCGGCTCGACGATACGGTTTTGACCGAGAGCGTCGTGCCACTCTTTTGGAGACCATCACCAGCGTCAGCCACGCCAGCCGACGAGAACTGCGTGAACGTGATGGCCGTCGTCCCGATCGTGATCGCGCCTGACGTGGAAACCACCCAACCCGTTGATGCGTTGGAACTCCCCTGCTCGATGAAGACGAATGAACCAGCACTCAACTCGGTGCCGCTGTCAGCATCCGTGCGGCGGGTCAGGATGAATGGGCCATCGGCGGCGCCTGCACTCGTGACCGTGTAGAGGCCATTCTGGAGCCCTGCGACTTGGTTTTTGACGAGCACGTATTCTCCCGCGTTGACCGCGTGAGAGTCAATGGTGAGTGCTCCGTTGGCATCTGCTGTGAGCGTTGCTCCGACTCCGCTGGATCCGTTGTTGTAGGTGCAAGCAGGTAGTGCCTCGGTCGTTGCGACGTGCGCCGATGCCTTGACATCAAGTCCTTGTGCGACGTCATCGACGTACTTTTTATTTGCGAGATGAGCGTCCGCGGTCGGCACTCCGGTCGTCGAGATCAGCCCGGCACCGAGTGTCAGGTTCTTCGACGCGTCAACCACGAGAGCCTTGTTCGCGCTCGCGGTGCCAGCCGTCACACCTGCGACGGTGTTGAGTTCGGCGGTCGTTGCCGTCACCCCGTCGAGCTTGTTCAACTCGGCGGCGTCGACGGTCACCTGCGTCCCACCGATCTGGAGTGCTCCAGTGATGTTCAACGTCCCCGAGACCGTCTTCGTCCCTTGAATCGTCTGGTTGCGGTTGGCCGTCGTGACCATCCCTTCGGCGGTGGCAGTGCCCTCGCCACCCACCGGAACGATGTCCCCATTGGACTTTTTGATGAGTAGCTGGTTATCAAACTCTTGAAAGAGTAGCTCACCAGTTGCGAGCGTGATGCCTGACACGCCCGTTGAGGTCGTGCGGCGTTTAAGTTGGATCGTGTTCGGCATAATATCTTGATGTTGTTAAACTTGGCCACCGTCAACTGATGCGCCCAAAGCGGCAAGCGTCGTGTAGGTCGTCACACCTCCGACGACGCCGACCACGTCACCGTCCGCGCCTGTGCCAGCGATCGCGGCTCCGGCACCAATGTTCGCTCGAGCCTGAGCTTGCTGGGGTGATGTGAGGCCCTGAGCGACAAATTGCACAGCTGTCGCGGCGATGTTGGACGTGTCGAAAAAAGGGAGCGAAACGGGTTGCGATGCGCGGCGGTTCGTGTTCTGGACCTTCCAACGAAGTGCCTGAGTCGTCGTCAGGTTTCCAGAGTAAGACCACGCAATCTCCGCTTGGAGCACCACGGATGGGAGGTCTGTCACCGTCTCATCTCCGCCAGCCACCAGCACCGTCACACCGTAGCCAGATGACCGGCAGTGCGGTGCCTGACGTTGGCCAAATGTCGACGCGGCCACGGTCACGATGTCGGCGGATGAGGAAGCGACGAAGGCCAAGTCCGCATCGAGAGCGGTCGCAATCTTCGCGGCCATCGCTGACGCATTCTCGGTTCCGAGCGTGGTAACCTTGATGAGCCGGCCATCAGCGGGTGCCTCTGGTCCCGTCGAGGATGAGGTGCCCATCCAAACCCGCACCGGTCCGACCGAGTCAGCAAGATCGAAGTAAACTCCGTTCGCCGTGGTGGCTGTCGTCTGGATGGCCACGACCTCGGCGGAGTCGTAGGGATCGATGCCGAGAAGGCGGTCAATCTCACCTGAGGCCGTGTTGAGCGTCGCTCGGTAGTCAACGGTTGAGCCCGTCACCGTGCGGGTCCAGCTGGCAAACGAGAGGAGAGGGTTAGCGTCAAAGTCACCCTTCGGTTTCACGGTCAACCTGAGGCCCGTGGATGAGCCCATGTCGACCGTCGAGGTGCTCGAGATGGTGCTGCGAAACTCGATGGCGGTTGGGATCACGTCCCCGTTGCGGAGCAACACCTCCTGGTCGTCAGAGCGGCGGAGACCACCAACGTAGACGAGTCCAGAGTCGAGAGCGACGGTGAGCGTTAGCATTCAATCATGCGCCCGTCATCAACCGTCACGCCCCGTAAAGTCCGATGATTTGATGCCCCCCCGTTTGCTGCGAAACGGTGAAGGTCCCATCCTCCTCCTCCATGATATAGGCCAGCACGATTTTGTAGTTGATGGCCCCCCCGACCTCACCGGCCACCAGTAGAGCACTGGTGTCCTCGATGGCGAGAGATGGGTTGGAGATGCCCGTTGATGTCGTCGAGGAGAAATTGCCGACCACGTTGAGCACGACCCGCTTGCCGTCAGCGGCTGTCCCGACTTCCTCTTCGGGGTAAGTCATGACGCTCTGCCCGTTTACCGTTCCCCATCGCACAAACACTTTGTAAGTCGGACTCGGCGATCCGGGATTGTCGGCTCTGATGGTCGCCTTGAATGGGAAGTTCGTTGTTGCCGATGGTGCCCCTGTCTGCGTCGTCCGACGGTTCTTTAGCGAGACCAGCTGGCCACGCGGGGTGACGGTCGCGGTGATGTCAGGGGTCGACTGGATGGCCAACCGCGGCAGGTAGTCGATGATGGCGTTGATGGCAGAGGCCAACTGGCCACCGCTTTTGAGACGTGGGATCACAGGCATGATGGGATTTCTCTTAGGTCGTTGGTCGCTGTCTCCCCTCGGAAACTCGATGGGATTCCGGTCCCGCCGGTCCCGCCTCCCAAAAGCGGAAGCATGAAAGCGGATTGTCGCTGGTAGTTGTTGCGGAGTGGATGCGTCTCATCACTCCCAGGGTATTCACTCCCCGGGATGTAGCCATTCTCATCGCGATTTCTGAGCATGAATCCAAACTCCTCGACGGGTTTTGCAAACGTCTCCTCAGGATCACAACTTGGCACCGTCACCCGCGCCTGAAGCTCAACCTCGGCGTGCCAGCGCGGGTATGGTTGATCGTTGAGGAAGTCCTTTCCTCCCGTGATTTCGGTTTCCTCCGGCATCGCTGCCATGTCGCTCCCGAATCCATCGAGGACGTAGCCGCTCGTTGAGCCCACAGTGCCCGTCTGGTGAATGAATCCGACCAGAACGTCGACCTCGTACTCTTTGACGAACTCGGTCGGATACCACGGGTTGTCCTGCTCGCCCGGCTCAAGTGGGATCTTCCGATCTCCACTTTGGACGACATCATCGGCGGAGATGCGAGAGGCCGGTTCGTTCCAAGAGTCGACCAGCTTGACCGGAAAAAACCAGTTCTGCCCTCCGAAGTTGAGCCCTTGAAAGCCCGTCAGCGGGTCGAACGATGTCTGTCTGGTGCCGAAACTGACATCCTCTGTGTGGATCAGGTAGATCGAATTGAGGATCGCGTAAGTTTCCGGATTGGAGTTCTCGGGGTCGTAATCCACTGCGGCGTTGCGCGTTGCGGTTGCTCGGAGCATCACGGTGGCCACGATGCGCTTGGATCCTCCGCTCAAAGCGAACCCACGATATTGACGGTCCCCGATTTGGATGATCGGTCCAACGAGTCCGTACGGCCACGGAGTCACGAAATAGCGAGTGGATCCCTCACTCAGAAACGGCTGATAGCGTGGGCCCTGTGGCTCCCCTTGTGTGATTGTCCTCGGTGGGGCGACAGTGAGAAACGTGCCCCTCGGCGTTTCGTTGGCGGAGAAGTCTTTGGTCTTTTGCACCTGCAATCGGACCAACTCACGGCGAATGGCCGAGAGTGTGCGTCCGATGGGACCCGGTGTTGTGACCGTCGGGATCATGAATAGATGAGGGACGACCATCCCGCGCCGGTGTATTGCCCGTAGTTCGCCGATGCGTTGCGATACATGAGCGTGATTTTCCACCGATCCCCAAACGGCTCTGCGGTTGCTCCAGCGAGGAGCCACGATTGAGTGCTGCCCCAGATTGCGACGGGTGGAAACGAGATTTTCCCGATGTCGTTTACCAGCAGTGCAAACGCTCCCCATATGTCAAAGTAGGTCACTTTGAGGGTGCAGCCATTTCCAGCGATGTAGTTTGAAACGCCAACCAATCCCGGCTTCTTGAACTCAACGAATCGCTTGGTCGACTCGGTGTCGTTCGAGGCGACCCATAAAGCGTTGGTTTCGTTCGGGTTCTCGGGTGTCCCTGCGAGGTCTTGGAATCTCGGGTTGGCGGTGATCGGTTCGGTCCCGCTGTTGGCATCGATGCTCAACCGTTTCTTCGCGGCTGATGCGTAGGCATATATGCTCCTTTGCTCGAGAGTTGTGGTTTGCGATCCCTCGTCGAACGTCATCGAGCGCGAGATGATGGTCCGCTGCGTGTCTGCGCCCATGTCCGGTAAACCAGTTGGGCTCAGGATGGTGTTGATTTGGTTGTCCTTGAAGATGTGGACCGAGGTCTGGATGACGTTTCCCCACTCGTCAGTGTCAAACGAGTGCGAGGTTTTAACGGCGGTTTCGCCTTTGAAGATTCGGGACATTTTAAGTGTAAATGTCGGACGACCATGCTGGTGCGCCGAGAAGTTGAGCGGTGATTTTCCAAGAGGCCCCGTTTTGCTCCTGCGAGACGGAAGTCCCGAGGAGTGAGAGGTTGTTGAACATCGCGAAGTTGGGAATGGGTGGCAGCGCGTAGACCTGCCCCGGAACCGTCGCGTCGTCCGCGTTGATGGCCATCCACGTTAGGTTAAATGTCCACTGCGGAGCGAGGTAGGTGGTGATGCCAGCCAACTCGAAGTCATCGCGGAACTGAACGAACCGTTTCGCTCCGTCGTAGTCCTCCCAGATTGCGTTGCTCGTGTTAGGCGTCTCAGCATCTCCCGCCCATGTGGTGAAGTCTGGGTGTGCGGTGATGGGTTCGTTGGAGATTGTCCCCTCGACGGTCACGAAGTTCTTGGTGAACGCGGCACCTCTGTAAGTTCCCTCCGAGGTTCCGAGGCTGTCACTCAGCATCTCGACGTTTTCCTTCGACCCCACGAACGCCAGCTGGACCGAGCCGAGGGTCTTCGTTGCTGGCCACTCGTACGGCTCCGTGTTCGGCCCCGTGCGTGCGTAGCGGGTGCGGAAAACAACCTCGATGGCACCTTGCTCGTCGACCTGTGCAGAGATGGGAAACTCGGTGTTGAGACTCATACCACGGCCACGTTGAGAGAACCCTGCTTCGAGATTGCGCTCACCACGTTGTCGAGCTTGCCGGTGACCGCTTGCTGCCAGATTTGGATTGAACGGATGACAGGATCTGTTTTGTCGCCCCCGGGAATGGGGAGCGGGAACGGCTCGGCCACGATGTCGGTGGCCTGTTTGAGGTTCTCACGCTGGATCCGGAAGAACTCCTCGGCGGGTGGTCCTTGAACTGGAATCTTGGCGATCTCCTCGCGTTTCTTCGCGGCAAGGAATGCCGGTGATGCTGCGAATCCTCCGCCCAGATCTCCAGCCCCTCGAAGTCCGGGTGCTCTGCCTTCGATCCCGATCATCTCGCCCCGAGGTGCAAGGTTCATCATCCGTCGGCCCCCTCCGATTTTCTCGAGCGAGGTGAAGAAGTCTCCGGTCTTGGTCGCCTTGCTTTTCTTCTCCTCTGCCTGAGCAGTCTTTGCGGTCAACTCCGTCTGGTTTTTGAGTGTGCTGGACTGCTCACGGATGGCTGTTGCGTTTCGGAGTGCGGCCTCGGTGAGCTTGGCCAACTCGGCTCTGAGTCGCTCGTTCTGAACTTGGAGTTTCTCGGTCGCTGCTGTCTGACGGCTGAATCCTCGTTCGAATGCGGCGATCACTCCTTGTCCTGGTGTCCCCTCGGCGTAAGCGTCAGCGTTGCTCGGAGGCACGATGACACCGTTGGAAAACGACTCTTTGGTGTTGTACGTGATGCGCTTCCCGTTTGCGAACGTCTCGCGTACCTCGCCCGGGGTGAGTGGGGTCGGGTAGCCTGCGGCCTGTGCTGCGAGCATCTCACCGGCCTGCGCCGAGGTGACGCCACCGGAGGCAAACCCAATCGGCCCCTCGAGCCCGAGGCCACCCATCCGCATCCCTCGGCCTGTTGTCTCGTTTTGCGTTGGCGAGATAAAACTCGGAAGCACGATGTCAGCGAGACCGGCAACGGCAAAACCGATTTGCTGCTTGAGGTAGGACGCAAACGCATCGACTGCGCGGATGAATGCCTGCCCGAGCGGAGACTCGAGAGCGGCACCAATGGCAGGGCCCGCATTGATGATCCGGTCAATAAACGAGTCGGCCACTGGAGCGAGAGCCCCGATGAGATCGGCACCGGAAAACACCTCCGTGATGCCTTCGAGAGCCCGAATTCCGAATGCTTGCACTTCAGCAAATGCAAGTTTGCCAGAGACCGTGAGGATGTCCCAGAGGGTGCCGTTTTGAATGGCTCCCTCGATGATTTGGAACGCTCGCACCGCTGTGTCGACGGCCCGACCGAAGCCTGCGCTGAAGTCGCTTGAGAACTGTAGAGCCTTCTTCGTCGCGGTTGAGAAGATGTTGCCGAGAGCGGTTCCGATTGGCGCGAACTTGCCGACGAGATTTTGAGCAAACTCGATGAGGGGTTTGAGCCCCTCCGACGCTGCGAGGCCGAGGTTCCGCTTTACCTCCTCCACGTTGTCTTTGAGAGTCGAGATGAGCCCGTTCAGCGTCTGGCCTTGGTTTGCTGCGGCACCCGAGAAAAGGCCCGTGGTGGTCATCGCTTGGAGCGCGTTAACCATGTCCTGCGCTGAGATCTTGCTCTTCGTCAGTGCCTCCTGAAGTCCAGCGTCACTGAGGTTGAGAGCCTTTTTCAACTCTTCGCCGATGGGAATCCCTCGCTCGAGGAACTGAAGGAAAGTCTCAGTCTGCATCTTACCGACCGAGAGCGTTTTGACGTACGGCTGAAGGATCTCGGACATCGGCTTTTTCGTCGCGGCGGCGATGTCCCCAATCACTCGGATGGACTCCTTCAGTTGCTCGGCCGGTACGTTTGCGGCGGCGAGCGATGCGCCAGCATTGGCCACCTCACTCAACTGGAAGGACGTTGTTGCGGCGTATTTTGCCAACTCGGACACGGCCCCCTGTGCTGTCTCAGCGGACTTATAAAATGTGGTGAACTGAGCCACCACGGCCTCGAACTCTCCAGCCACCGAGATGCTCTCGGCGAACGTCTGACCGAGTGCGCGGAATGCACTCCCGACGGCACCAATGCCAGCTTGCAATCCCGCGAACAGAGCTTGCCCACCGGCGACGGAAGCGACGGAAGCAGCGAATGATCGCAGCTGAGACCCTGCCTGAGTGAGCCCCTGCCTGAAGTTGCTCGTGTCTGCGCCGATTCGGATTGTGGCCGTGCTCATATTGCGATTCCAAGTTTGCGGTAAAGGTACTCAGCCATATCTGCGGCCACTGCGCCCAACGCCTTTTCGATGTAGCCTTTGCGGTCGACGAACGAACTGATCCCGGGTCGCTTGTTTTGAATCTCAAGGTACGTCTCAAGGAGCCCGTCAAACTTCCGAACGACTGCGGCGGGGTGCTTTGACTCGATGGTGTCAAACTTGGCTCCTTTGACTAGCCAGCCCCACGCCCCTGCTCGACCAGCTGCGTCTTGTCGCTGCTTGATCTCGAGGCCCCAGCGATCCTGCTGCACCGTGCGTTGGAGTTGTGCGGCGGCCATCATCATTTTAACTACGGCCATTTCCCCCCGCTTTCCTTTCTTCCCGATGTACTTCTTTTGCTTTTCCAGTTCGGCTTGGAGTTTGGATCGGCGAGCACCAACGCGGTCGATGATGCGCTTGGAGATTCTCAGGTTCCCGTCCTTCTTTCGCCTCTCGATGGCTTGGAGCGTCTCCGGCCGAGTGTCCATGTGGAACTTGCCAGCGCGGAGAACGACGTCGCGAAACTTCCTACCGACGATGCTCTTCACCTCTTTCCGCGAGTTCTGGATGTAAATCCCGAGCACTCGGTTGAAGTTCGTGAGGTCCATTGAGAGCGTCAGTTTCATGCGTCACTTAAGCGCGGGTCATCCACTATCGGCCTAATCCGATGACCCTGAGCCTCAAGTGAGGCCCCGAACAACGCGTTTGCGTCCTGCATGGAAAGGGCAAGGATCTCGCTCGGAGTCCATCCGTAAGCACTCGCGAAGTGGTGGATGTACTTAGCGACCATCCCTGCCCGACTCAGTTTCCCGGTGTGGCCTCGGACCCTTCGATGACGACTTGCGAACCTGTGGCTTGCTCGATCATCTCGCGGATCTGGCGAGCGATGTCGGCCAAGTCGGCGAGCGGGATCGATGGAAGGTTGAGCGACTCTTTGAGGATCCGCGCCTTGTCACCGGCGAGATAAGCGGCAGTTGCCTCGGCGACCTTTTCTTGAGGTGCCGAGTGGAGGTAGATGAACCCCAGGACATCGGCCATGCGGGTGCTCGGTGCGGTGAGGAGTTCGTTCCCCGTCAACTCCATCAGCGCGAAGGTTTGGAGCGTGAGTGGTCGGCATGGGATTCCGGCCACGGTGGCGGCAGCGTTGGACGTGCCCGTGATGAGGTGTTGGATGTCAGTCAGCATGGTTATGGCTAGGCGAAATGTTTAAAGGTTTTGAGCGCGTCTTGGAGCGTCTCCGTGGGAGCGTAAAGGATTCCTCGGCGGAGCTTTTGACGAGTCAGTTCGTGAGTGGCATTCACGAATGAGGCGAGCGTGGTGGCGTTCTCGCAGATCGCCACGCCGATGTAGGACTGCTCAGGGTTTGCGGCTTTTCGTACTCGGTTGATTTCGTCGCGAACCTCTAGGCACGCATGGATGATTTGCAGTTCAGCGAGGATTCGGAAGTCGAGGTTCTCGGGTCTTTTGCCTTTGGTCAGAGCGAAGTATGCGCTCGCGATTGCGTCTGCTTTGATGGCGATCTGAGGTTCTCCGCCGAACCCCTTCCACGTTCCAGCGACCTCGAAGTGAAAGGTCGTGCGAACTTCTGCTTCTCCGTTTGGGAGCGTTCGACGCTCAACAGTGACGGGGTTCTCGGCGTGCGGAGGAATCCCGATGGTGGCCAGTGCGACGGCCAGTCGCTGGTTCCCCGTGGTGTAAAAAGAGGTGATCATGACAAGGTAAGAATCCGGTTTTGAAAGGAGACGCGCCTTTGCCCCGACGCTCCCGGAAACTCCTCAGGGGTTGATGGATTAAGAGATGCCGTCGTAAGCGACCGCCTGCACGTTCGACTTCGTGAGATCCTCGGAGGATTCGACGACTTCCGATGAAGTCACGAACACCGCGCCAGTCACGAAGCCTGAGATGAGACTCGGGAGCGTTGCGGTGTCTCCAACGTTTGGCGAGGTCGCTTCGTAGGTTTCAAAGTTCACCTCGTCCTTAACGGCGAAGTAAACGACAGCTCCGAATCCCCCGTTTCCGTCAGGGATTTCCTTTTTCGATGAGGTCTTGTTGACGGTTGCGGTGGTCAGGAGCGTCGCGGATGACCCTCCGGTGCCGAATGTTACCGCTGTGCCTTTTATGATTTCAGCCATGATTTTGAGTCGGTTCAGATTAGGTCAATCCAGCGTAGAGCGTCTTCGAGACCGTGAGCTTCGCCACGTCCTCGGCTGAGAACGAGCGGTTGATGGAGTCGATGAACGTGTTGGAACCGGCTGCACTACCAATGGTTCCGGTGAAGGAACCGCTGATGTAGCCGTCGATGGTGATTTCCGTTTTCAGGTTGTACAGCGCGACGCTCTGCACGTCCCCGGTTGGCCCGATGATTTCTTTGGATGCGGAGGATTTCTTGGCGTTGTACTGCGTAACGAGCATCCCCGATTGGGTTTGCAGCGTTCCAAGTGTGCCATAGTCCTGCCCATTGTCGTGGATGGTTGCCATGTCGTTATTGTTGAGTGAGTTGATAAGCCCAGAGTTTGAAAGCGAATGTGTCCAACTGGACCTCCTCGGCGAATGTTGTGTTCTGCGTCCCGAGCACAAACCCGAGCACCTTGGCCGACCCAAAAGAGAACTGGTCAAAGTCTCCATCGGCCACGGGGTTGAGCATCGCGGCCAGCACGTTCTGCTTGATTTGCCCGGCCTCGTCCGCGGTGTAAGCGGAGCGGTTGATGCGGAGGATGGCTTGGCCGTCGAGGATGAAGACTCGTGAGCCAGCGACGAGTTCACGGTTGATCTCAACGCCGACGAAAAAGGATGCGGTTTCGCGTAGCTCGTCAGTGTCGGCACCGAGCACCTGTAACGTCGCGAGGTCGTCATCCGCTTTGACAGCGGCGACGACTCCACCAGCGACGTCGGCGAGAAAGTTGGTGCTCATGAATCCTGCTTAACTTCAAACTCGAGAATGGGGTTTTCCGGAAGACTCTTTACGTTCACCACACGGTATTTCATCCCGTCGATCGTGAACTGGTTCCTCCTCGGCTCCCCACCCTTACCGAACTCATCAAACGATGCGCGAGAAATGCGGATCGTGAGGTTGCCCTCGTTGTTGACCCCAGTCTCCTCCGGGATCGTGTAGTACTCAGAGTTTGAGACGACAGCCTGCACGCTTTCCCCGTTGAGCAACACCGATGCGCCCATGGTCGATGCAGCATGGTTGAAGGTGCGGAGCAAAGCGTTGGAAAAAGCCAGTTTCATGCGTAGGCGATGAACTCAAGGCCTTTGCCTTTGATGGTCGGCAGCATTCCGTTCTCGTCGTAAATCCCAGCACCTTTCGGAGTGAGCGGTGTGGAGGTGATTGGAGGAGGATTGACAGCCTTCGGCCCCGATTGAAACGTGACCTTGGCCAGCACTGCGAGCCCCCCGGGGGTGTCGAGTCCGGTATATCGTTGAACCTGCGAAATCGGTGGAACCATACGAAAAAAGGGGAACGGGGTTTTCCCGTTCCCCCTTTAGAATGCAATGCTTTAGGCGATCGTGAGCAACTCCCCAGCGGTCGAGTCAACGACCTTCTCGGAGGTGTGCTGACGCACGCGCACAACGCCCGAGCGGCGTGCTTCGTCGCGGTACGTCTCAACGACGAACAGGTCGGATGCGTCTCCAGTCCACGTCAGCGTGCGGCCTGCGCCACCCGCTACGAAGTCACCGGATTGGACGTTACCGATCCATGCGCGATTCGAGCCCCAGATGAACGAGCCCGAAGCGGACTGCCCTTTCTTCGAGGAGTCGTACGCGGACGAGGCGACCAGCACCTTGTCGATGCCGATGTTGGCGGCGATCAGCGCGGCGTCTACGTTGCGGAGGTCTCCGGTCCCGACGGAACCGAAGATGTAGCTCTGCATCTTGGCGTTCTTCCTGAGCAGGTTGTACACGTCGAGGTTGACCACGAGGGTGTTCGCATCCACGCCCTTTTTGCGGAGGCGTGAGATGGCATCCTGCAAGTCACTCACGGGGTCTGCTGCGGAGTTGCTCCACACCGTCCCAACCGTCGTGTTATTGAAGTTCGACGTGTTGAAGATCGCAGCGGCCACACGGGTCTCGTGAGCCAGTTTGATGTTGCGGAGCAACAGTTTTGCGATGGTCGCTTCAGTGTCGAGGAACCGCGAGAGGTCCGCTTGATTCGAGTCGTCGATCAACTCTTCCAATCCGCGATCCTCGCAGAGGTAGGTGTCGGACGTGAAAGCACGGCTGATGCGGCTGTATGAACCGTCAGCGTTGCGCTTTGCTGCGTCAGCGTCAACCCGCATCAGGTGGCCCGTCGCGGTGTCGATTTTGAGGTATTGTCCGGCTTTCGTGGCCACCGAGAGAGGTGGCATCACAAGACCGCCAATGAGACCTGAGTCGGCCCCGCCTGATTGGATGACAGCCTGCTGGATGTCGCCGCGTAGTACTGCGCCAGTGTTTGCGTACATTTTCTAAGTCCTTTCGGTTTAAGAGTGAGCGTTGACCCCGAGTGCGACCTCGATCACGTCCCCGTCAGCGGTTGCCGCTTCGAGAGCGATTCCGATCGGGTTGTTGCTCGACGTTGCCGTGGCGAGGATTTTGCCAGAGGCTGCGGGATAAACTGCAGCACCGGCGGTGATTGCGCCACCAGCCTTCATCTCGAAGGTTCCGGAAGCGGAGTTGAGTTTGACCGTCACGATGCCGCTTGCTGCTGCGTCAGCGAGAGCCACGCCGAGAGCGGTGCCGTTTGGTGCGCCAGCTGCAACAGCCAGCCCAGAGGAGAGTGCAACGCGTTGACCGACCGAGAGAGCCGAGGCCCCCACGGCGAACGCTTTGAACCCGGAGTCGTTTTGTGCCATGTTTTTTGTTATTTAGGGTTTGAGGATTCCTTTGGCGATCAGGTGGTTCCTGTACGCTTCAGGGTTTTTCCGGAGTTCGGAAAAGTCGGTAGGCTGGTCAGCCTTTGCTTCGGTCGCCACACCGGGTGCGACGGGTGTGCCAAATGATTTAATGAGAGCGGCGAGTGCCTCGAACTTGGTTTCGACGGCCCCGAGAATCTTCTCCTCGACCGCCTCGAAAGCAGCACCGGCGACCTCTTCGGCCTTTGCACTCATCGCTGCTGGCATTTCCTTTTCAACTTCAACTTCCGTCTCGGGAGCTTCGGTCGTTTCTTCGGTGAGGAGTGCGGTCAGCATCCCCTTGATTTCCGAGATCGATGCTTCGACCGTGGCGAGGCGTTCCTCGACGGTCGGCGCGGGTGCCTCGGCCATTGCTTCGGGTTTTGGTTCTTCCTTCATTGGAGTCTCACTTGTTTGCGCGTCATCAACTGGTGCCTCGAAAAGGCCGTCCGGATTGGCTGCCGGTTCGTCAACTAGGTCCACCGATCGGAGGCGCGTACAGCGTGCGTAGGCGGCCCCGTTGACGTCCTGCGGCTTGCCCTCGAACGAGATGGAAAGGCCGAATGCCTCGGGGGTTTTGGTGGCCAGTTCGAGGATGAAATCTCGACGCGGCGAGGTCTGGAACAGCTGAAGATCCGCGAGCACCTTCTCGTCCTCGATGCGGAAGTTGACGAGTCGCCCGACAATCTCCTCCACGCCTGACTCGTGGCCGACCTTGACCTTGATTCCGCTCCTTGCTGCGTTGCCGCATTTGACGACCTGTGAGAGGGTCGTTTCGTCGATGAGGAGCCCGTGACCCTTGGCCACCCCGAGAGTGATGACAGAGACGCCAAAGATGGTGTCAGCGTCGATGCTCGCGGGAGAGAGAGATTGAAAGGATGTGGTCTTCATTTGCTCATTCGGTTCTGGAGTTTCCGCTTGTTGGCGTAGTAGGCGCGGATCGCTGCGATGGCATCTTCGCGGGTCTTGTGGTGAGAGACGACCGATTCCTGCCCAGGGTACACTTTGACCTTGGCCCATCCTGTTGGTGTTTTGCGGATTGCGTAAGGCATCAGGCAGTTTTGTTGAGTCTCTCCACGATGCGATTCGCCCACGCTTGGCCAGCGTCCCCGCCCCATCCATCCCAAGCCTGACGGCCCTTGCCGTAGTCGTCCCACGTCGAGCCCTGCTTGTCGCTTTGGTGCCGGTCGAAATAGGCTTTCATCCGTCTCACGGTATCGGCTGAAACTGGTCTCCCGTTGGCCAAGTCACGAGCGCGAGCGATCCCGACCGGAGTCATCCCGCGCTGCGATGCTGGCTTCTTGGCACGTTCACGGAGTGCTCGCGCAGCTGCGGCACGCACGGCCTGAGGCGGCTCAAATGAATCTTCAGCAAACTGTGTGGACTCCTCGGCGGAACTCATGCCCGGCTGAGACCCTCCAGAGTCAGGTTGGAGGAGCAACAACGGATCCTCAACGCCAGCGGCGGCGAAGATCTCCGCACGGCGTTTGCGCTCGTTGGCGGACTGAATAAACGCCTCTTCCCAGTCCTCGCCTTTGCTCGCGTAATACTCAGCAAACGTAGACCCGCCCTGCTTAAGTTCAGCCAATTCTGCGTAGGTCTCTCGCCCGATGTCGGTTGATGGCCACGGTGGAAACTGCCACCGGTGAGCCCTCCACTCAGCGGATTGCGGGATGTCTCCGTTCGAGATTCCAAACGCGATGACAGCCTCAAGGATGGGGTCGAGGATCCGATTTGTGAGAATGCGTTGGTAGCGTCCACAAACGCGAGCGGCTTGCTGTGAGTCGAGCCGAGCGGTCACCCCACCGAGATCCGAAGGGTCGATAAAGAACCCGTATGGGAGACCGAGAGCGTCGGCCAGATGCCGTTGCAGCGACTCGAGGAAACCTTGGAATGTGACGCTCGGACGGTTGCTCATGAACCCAGTCACTTCCTCGCCAGGCTTGAGGTAGTGGATGGTGCCGGGTGTGATGCGCTCGATGGAGTCTCCGGTGGTTGTCTGCTCGTCCCATCCGAGACCCTCGCCTGATGGAGTCTTCACCACACCTGTCTGTCTGCTCGCCCACTTCACCGCATCCTTCTCCCCCGCGAGGATTTCCACGATGTCCTTGCAGGTTGCGATGGCGGGAGCAAAGGCCGATACACCACGGTAAGAGTCGTGGCGTTGAGGGTCGAACAAGTGCAGGCACCGCTCGGCTGGCACCTCCTGCTCGTCGACGTAGGATGCTCCCATGCTGCGGCGCGTGATCTGGTAGGCCACTGGTCGGCCCGTCTTGACGTCGATACGGATGCCCCCGATGAGGTCGTCGGCCACGGTCGAGTGGTACGGGTTCCCGATGCGGTCGGCTTCGATAAGTTGCAGGCGCGGCCCGTCCTCGGTGAGGCTTTTGACGAGGAGACAGTCACCGTCCCGCACGAACGAGACGAAGGCGAGTTGCATCAGACTCAGGAAGTCGAATCGGCCCGAGAAGTCAGCACGTTTGCACCAGTCGGCGAAAAAGGATTCGTAAGCTGAGTTGATTGCGGGGTCGCTGGTGCGTGCCTGATAGCGTAGGGATCCGAGTGTGTAGAGGGTGAGCTTCCTCAGAATGCCAGAGACGAGTGGGTGATTGTTCTCAAGGTCTCGAGCCTCCCAGATCAACTGCACGCGGCCTCGGTTTGTCGATGCGCTCTCGGCATGGTTCGAGTAGTTCGAGGGAGTCTGTGCTCGACTCTCGGTTGGCTCCGCGCCCTCCCAGCGAAAAGCCCGTACAGCGTTGCGGATGCGTCGAATGAGTTTCATCGGCTGAAGGATGCTCGCACGCGGTTGCGAGGAGTCGAGCGTGAGCGTTCGGTGACGATCTGAGCGCACGCGGCGAGTTCTTTGGCAATCTGCACTCGGTCGCGTTGGGAAGAGGTCCCGGCTGACGACACAGAGGTGTACGGGTCCGCGAACTCGGCCTTGAGTCGAGCGTATGCTTCCGCCAGTTCGGCGGCGGTCATCGCGCGGAAAATCCCTTGGTAATCAATGTCGTCGGCCATCACCTGAGTCCCACTCATCAACCAGCGGCTCCGATGAAGTTGGTCGCCAGTGCAGCGAGAACTTGAAGCACCTCGCAGTCGAACAAGTGGTTGTCCTTTCGGATCTGTTTCCAAATGTGGCTCACCCGCCCGTGCGCGTCGACCCGTTCCTCTCGTCTCTCGGAGGTTACCTGAGCGAGGTAGATATCACCGGCCTCCCTCGCGAACTCCCACGCTGGACCCTTGCCTGACATGAGATGAGCCAGTGCGTCTTTGAGCATTGGGTTGGAAAACACGAGCAGGTTGATGGTTCGCTTTTGTCCTTGGCCCAGCATCGCATCGGCTTTGCTCCACATGAACGGCCTTCGGACGTTGTTGACCATGTAGCCGTTGACCGAATCGTGGCCTTTGCTGGCCTTCCACTTTCCTCCCCGTTTCGCGATCTCGGTGTACACGGTTTGAGTGTCGAACCCCGAGTCGATGATGACATCGCCCGACGCGATGCCGTACTTCGCCACCACCTCGTCCATCATCGACAGGCTGACAGCACTCCCGAAGTCGACGAGGCGAGAGGTTCCCCCGGGGTGCCATTCCCGAACGACGAACCACAGCCCATAACTCTGCACGTCGATGGAGAGGAAGACACGGCCTCCGGTGGTCTCTTTCAACTTGTAGTCAGTTCCTCGGAGGTCATCCCCGAACTGCTCGGCATTGAGGTCACTGATCCACGGCTCTCCCATTGTCTCTCGCTTCCACGTCTGCATCGGGATGACGTTCCCGAATGTCATCTGCCGCTTGGCCACCAAGAACTCCTCGACGGCCTCACGCCACGGGATCCACCACGGGACGAGAGACGACCAAGTGAAGCTGACTTTGTGCTTCGGTGCGATGAGGTTGCCCTTCTCCCATCGGCCTTTCTCCACGAGGGTGCGGCGCGTCACGGGGTCATCGGTGTGCCCGTGACCGCACGATGGGCACTTGAGCCTGATGCTTTCCGCAACCTTCTCGAACAACCACTTTCCCTCGGGTGTCTTGGTCTGCTCCGACTCTTCCCACTCAACGTGCTCCCAGAGCGGCGAGAAGAACATTCCGCACGCCTGACACGGCCATTCGAACCTTCGCTGGTCCCCGTCGAGGAATGACTGGTGCACCGCGTCGTTTTCAAACAACGGGGTGGAGATCTGAACGATCCGGTAGTTCCACTGTGCGCGGACACGTTTGCGGACCATCTCCAACGCCCCCGGCGGGTAGTTGCGAACTTCATCGAGGATGAGCCATCGCACCGGCACCGACTGCAGCTTCGAGGGTGAGCCAGCTCCGCGAACCATGAGCGTCATGGGAGCGAAGTCGATGGTGCCCTTTCGCTTGCCCGACCGTTCCTTCGGCATCATCCGCTTGATGGTCTGGCAGTCCATGAGGGTCGGGAGGAGTCTGGTCTGCATGAAGTCCTCGGCCTCGTCTTGAGCGGCGAGCACCCACATCGCTGGTCCGGGATCCTCAGCGATGGCCCACGCGAGGAGGATCATCATCGTCTGGGTTTTGCCAGACTGCGCGGAACACATGATGGAGATTTCACGGATCGAGTCGTCGGCGAACACCTCCATGATTTCTTTGGTCCACGGCGCGGTGTTCGCGCTGAACTGACCCGGCATCGACGACTGCTTGTCGATGATGATGTGATCCTCGGCCCATTGCCAGGGGTGCCGATAATCGCGGAGGGTCGCGATTTCTGAGATCGTCTCAAAGAACATCTGATTCTCTGGTGGCTTTTTTGCCTGTCAGTGTCTCCCACCGCTTCACGATGACGTCACAATAAGATGGGCTGATCTCCATCCCGTAGCACTTGCGGCCCAGTTGCTCGGCGGCGATCAGCGTGGTGCCGGAGCCGAGGAACGGGTCGTAGACGACGCCCGCCGTCATGCCAATACACCAAGCCATTACATCCACTGGCTTTTGCGTCGGGTGGATGGTTCTCTCTTCTCGACCTTTGCGAATCATCCCGTTCCAAAGATGCCGCTTTAGTCGCACGGGCTTGTCGAGGTTTGTCCACGCCAGTTCGCAGTCCGCGAAGGCGTTGTCGCCGTTCTCCTTGTCCCACACAAGCCAACATCGCGCAGGCGGAAGTTTGAAATAGTTGCCGCCGAAAATGATGGCCTCGGAGTGAGACGCGGCGTTGTCTATCACAGACTGTGGTGGCAGCTTGTCCCAGTCGGTCGCAGCGTAGTGCCTCTTTGCCGCTGCTGCTTTTCCATACTGCGTCCCGCTTTGTTTGTGCATCGCGGCGTCCACGCCAATTCCATAAGGCGGATCGGTGACGCAAGCGTCCGCTTTCGCTCCCGCCATCAGCCGCTCGACATCCTCCGCCTTCGTCGAGTCGCCGCAGAGCAGGCGATGCTCCCCGAGGATCCACATGTCGCCCGGCTTGGTGATCGGGTCGTCCGGTGTCTCTGGTACTTCGTCGGGGTCTCCGTTGAGTTGATTGGTTTCCGCGAGCAACTCGGCCATCTCCTCATCCGAAAAACCCGTCAGGAGGTGGTCGAGGTCGCTCTCTTTGATGGCCTCGAGTTCGACCTTGAGCATCTCCTCATCCCAACCGCCACCCAGTTCGGCGAGTTTGTTGTCGGCCAAGATGTAAGCCCTGCGCTGAGTTTCGGTCAGGTGTGAGAGCCTGATGATTGGAACTGACTCAAGGCCGAGCTTGATGGCGGCCATGACGCGCCCGTGGCCAGCGATGATGCCGTTGTCCTGGTCAACGAGGACGGGGTTGTTGAAGCCAAACTCACGGATGCTTCCCGCGATCTTTACGACCTGCTCTGGGTCGTGTTTCTTCGCGTTCCTCGCGTAGGGTATCAAGTCGGCTGGGTGCATCTGTTCCAGCTTCGGCTGCGGCTTGTTCATCTGCCCATCGTTGTATTTCTGCATAGCTGTTTCGTATTGCGGTTGTGATTTCAGTGGAGATCTGCGTCGGGGTCATCCCCGAGAGTCGGCCAGCGAGTGATGGTCCGATGCGGAGCTGCAAGCGTTTGCAAGTGTCAAATGTCTGGTACAGCTTTTTGCGAATCTCGTCACGGTGCATGACTTCGCCTCTGGCCTGTTGGATTTGCAGTTCGAGGAGTTGGTTGCGGAGGTGAACCTGACGAGCGGTCAGCTTACTCTTGTCAAGGTCGCCATCGTCGCCCGATGCACCCGCACCGTGCGCCTCGACCCACTCGCGCCACTCTTCGATCGGATAAAATCCTGAAGCGTTGGCGGCTGGTGCTCCGCGGGTGATCCAGCTTTTGCACGCGGCCCGAGTCACCCCGAACATAGCGGCCAACTCAGCGAGTGACTTCGCCCACGTCCTCGGCTTCTCCTCTTTGCCCGATAGGTAGTTCTCCACCTGTTGCAACTGAGCGCGGGTCAACGGTTTACCCGACTTCTGCTTCTCGATGAGCAGGCGGATGTTCTGCGCTGTCACCTTGCTCAATAGACCGTCAGTCTGCGATTTCATTTTGTATATTTAATAAACAGACCTCAATCACAGTCTCCCCGAACCCG